TATGGCCTACCCCAAGTGAAAATACCGACACGACTACAGGCAATGGTCTTTTTAGATTAGAAGGTACAGGTAATCTCAGTGCCTTTGTTGCTATGTCAGATACAGCAGATTTAGATGATCAACTGATTGTCCTTTTTGCTTCCGCAGAATTATTAACCCGCCAGAAAAGTCCTGATGCACAGATGAAGGGGCAACAGGCTCAAGTCCATTACCAAAGATTAAGAGCGAGATTATCCAAAACTGATCCACTGGTCCTTGGGGAAGAGCCAGCGCAACATATTCCAATGCACGTTCATAAGGTGGGCTGATGCCATATGTACTCGTAGAAGATTTTAAAGCTGGCATTGACACTCGCAGAACCTCAGTTACGTCTGTGCCGGGTAGTCTGTATGGGGAGAATACCGAAGGAGTTGCTGGTCTAACCAACGCACATATAACAAGAGGTGGAGAGATTGAGAAGCGCAGAGCATTCAAACTCTGGACTACTCTCCCACCAAACACTTATGGACTAGCTGCCGGAGGGGGTAATGTCTATGTATTTGCTGACTGCCATTCAGGAAGACCATCCATGACAGGACAGCCGGAAAAACTCTCTGTTCTAAAGTGCGAGAGCCGATATAAAGGGAACACGGGTGAGGTGGATATGAAGGGTGTTTTAAGTGTGGATTTTTTTGACGGCAAACCTTATGTGGCAATAGAATTTGAAGACGGATTGATCAATCACTATTGGGGTGATCACGATGACCCCGGTGCGGAACAGGAGAAAAAGTTGGTAACCTCTTGGGCGGCAGATGGCAGTGGAGACAGCGTTATAGGAGATAGTTCTGCTAGTGGGCATAATTTAGAAGACGATGATGTTGTTAGATTCACTACAGATGGAGTCGCTGGTTCACAGTTACACTCACCCTTTGAAACGGGAGTAGATTATTATGTAGTGGATGCTACTGACCCTGCTGAATTCTATGTAGCAACCTCATTGAACGGGACAAAGATTGTTCATGGAGGAGGGGGAGTAGGACAACATTACTTCCAAAGCGGTGTTGCTATGAACCGAATTATCCAGCAGTACGATGGAAGAGCCAGAGTTAGTTTTTCAGTCACAGGAGGACAGCCGACACAAACCACAGGTACAGCGGCAACAGGATCAATTTCGGTTACCGCAGGGACACAGTACGATGGCAATAATTTACTTACCTTGCGTGTAAATAATGTAGACCTTATAGACGGAACAGTTGCTCATACAGGGGTTGATAACTCAACTGCAACTGCTATTGCGGATGCAATTAATGCAAGGACATCAGTCCCTAATTATACCGCTGTTGCAGTTAATAATGTCGTAACAATAACTGCTTTTGATAAAGGGACAGTCCCAAACGGATTTGCAATAACTCACAGTGTAGAAGGAGATATTGTTGTAAATACTGTTGTTTCACCTTTTGCTGGTGGGGAGGATAATAGTATCACTGATATTACTATGGACGGGCAATCCATTATTAGGGATAAGGTTCTTTGGGAAACATCACACCCATATACTGCACAAAAAATAGCAGATGAAATAAACTCTACAGCCACACTTCCTGAATGGGAAGCTGTAGCATTTGGGAGTATAGTCACAATTATAGCAGAGACACAAGGGGCGGCAATAAACTCATATTATAATGGGGTAGCCCATGTAGAAACAAAAACTGGGGATTTCCAGACAACAAATCCGGCTCAAACAGTCACTTCAGGTGGAGCATCAATATCAAGTGGGCAACAAGCTGGTAGTTATATATATAGTAATAAATACGCTATCCACTCATTAGAAGAATCTACTTGGAGGTGGTGTGCAGTTGGTGATCCTACAGAATGGACAGGTGGTGTAGGAGGGGCCACGATTAATTCTGCACCCGGAGCAGGGTTCCAAGTGCTTTCCAATCATGCTAGAAATTCTGAAGAATTGATGGCGATGAGTACATATTATGAAAATATGGCAATCCTAGCGCAAGATTGTATCCAAATATGGTTTTCTGACCCTGATCCTCTTCTGATCCAGCTTGTCCAAGTGCTAAACAATACAGGCACAATTGCAGGGAAATCCGTTATTGCAATTGGGGACTCGGATGTATTTTATCTTGCACGATCCGGCATAAGAAGTTTGAAGTCACGGGACTCCAGTAATGCCGCTTATATTGGTGATATCGGGAATTCCATAGACTCTATTATTATCAGTGCAGTTCAAGAAGACGATGCAGATGGACGTAATGCTTGTGGAATTTTAGACCCACGATCTGGGCGGTACTACCTAGCACTTGGATTAAAAGTGTATGTGTTTAGCTATTTTCCTAGTAGCAAAGTTTCTGCATGGTCAGTTTACGAACCAGGATTTGTTATTGAAGATTGGGCATTTGACGGACGGCAAGTCCTTTGCCGAAGCGGAGATAATATTTATTCACTTGGTGGTGTTAATGACAATGAATATGATAATTGTAAGGTGACTGTACAGCTTCCGTTTCTTGATGCTTCAACTCCTGCAACAGACAAAATGTGGTCGGGAATTGATTTAGTCAGTTCATCAACGTGGACAATAAAAGTTGGAGGTGATCCAACAGATATTGAGGCCAATGAATTGGCGGCAACTATTAGTAAAATAACGTATGGCCTTGGTAGAGTCGGCCTTTCAACAACGTCCACCCATGTAGCTTTAAAGCTGGAAAACGAACAAGATGGGCCAGCAAAGCTGGGGACATTAACAGTTCATTACACATTAAACGAAGCAGGGTAATATGGCAATTCCAATAGTTACAGATGTATGGAACTTACTCACTGGAGGCGGTGATGAGGGAGGAGGATCGCAATACGAAACTGCAGCCGAAGCCGAAGCAAGAAGGCAGTTGAAGGTTGATGCAGGACTTGAGGAAATTGAAAAGGTTTTTGCCCAATACGATCAAGATTTTTACGATAAAAGTGGTGAGGCGTATCTGGACTATTATGAACCACAGTTAGAGGATCAGTTTAAAGATGGACTGAAAGAGCTACAGTATGCACTTGCAAGGGGGGGTAGATTCGATAGTTCAACTGAGGTTAATAAGAAAGCAGATGCCGCAAAGGAATATGGTATCCAAATGAATGAATTAGCATCGGGTGCAATTGATGCTTCCAATAAAACAAGAGCAGATGTTACTGCCGCAAAGAGAGATATGACCAACCTAAATCAGGTTAATGCAAATCCAGACCTTGCCGCCTCACTGTCACGATCACAGGCAGGAGTTTTGAATCAACCTCCTAAATTTGATCCACTTTTAGATGTATTTGGGAACATCACAGAGGGACTTGCAAAACGAGAGGAAATAGAAAACCGCCAGAAACTCAGGGATAGAATAGAAAACTATGGAAGTAAAGATAGTTCGAGGACTGTATAATGGCTCGTAGAGTATCAACAAAAACAGGCGCATCTGCTCCAAGCAAAGGGTTTAAGACTGCCACGGGTAAAGGAAGAGGAGGAGCTACCGCTGGCCCCGGAAGTAGGAAACCAGCGCAAAAACCTCAAGTTGTGGCCTTCAATGAATCCACTGTTGATGCTATTAATAAGTCTGGCCCTCCGGGGCATGAGGTTGCACACATTAATCCTAGAGAAGGAAGACTCCTAAAAGCACTTGGTGGCTCTGGTAAGAAAGACCCTGAAACTAATATAAAGAGTTACGAAGTAGTGGGGGATAAAAAGGGTAAAAACTTACCAAAAGTAGCAAAGAAGTATGACCTGAAGGGGTTGCCCAAAAAAGGGGAAGGTCGGGTTGACGATACTCATCGTGTTATTTTAGCAACAGACAAAGAGACTAAAGCCTTAAATGCCTTAAAGAATTTTGATAAAGCAAGAGGGTATGATGGGGGAAGTGGCCCGGAAATTACTCGTCTTGCAGAAATGGATTTTACCCCACTTGAACACGTTAGGTACAGGGGTGAAGTAATTCCCAACCTGAATACTTTAGACACAGATTCTGAGGGGAATATTGACTCTGGGCCTTCAAATGCAGGAGAAAAAGATGAGAGTGGCAACTACAATACCTCAGACAATACAGGGAATTTTTGGGATACTCCAGCAGGGAAAAAAGAAGCGGCTAGGATAGCAAGAGAGAAAGCAGAAAGAGAAGCAAAGGAGAAAGCAGAAAAAGAAGCTAAAGAAAAAGCAGAAAAAGAAGCTAAAGAAAAAGCGGAAAGAGAGGCTAAAGCAAAAAGGGAGATGAAAGAAGCGATTGCTGCTGCTGAAAGAAAGGAAGCTCGGAAGGATGAAAAGATTGAAAAAGAGAAAGAGAAAGCATTAGAAAGGAAAGAAAAGAGAGAGCAGAAGGCAATAGAAGATGCGGAAGCATTGGAGGTAGAAGAAGCCGAGATAATGTCTACAATAGAAGAAGAGGCAGATGAAGCGGCAGAATTAGATTTGGAGGGGGAAAATCAGGATATAGGTGATTACTACGATTTTGACTTTGAAAGTGGTGACAGAATTGGTGGGCCTGTTGCTGGTATGGATGGATATGTGTGGCAAGAACCAAGTGGGTATGGAGGTGCAAGTGCTACTGATGCGTATGAGCCTGTAAAAGAAGAGGACTTTACACCAACCACCGATGATATTGACAACATATCCTACTTCGATCCAGACGAACCACCAGAACCAGACGAACCTGATACACGAACCTCTTCTAAATCATCTGGCAATCCCA